GCCTCTTCTTCTTCGCTGACGTCCTCCTCGGTGGTCTCATCAACCACAGGCGGGGCTTTGGATTTAGGCTCACCATTAAGTTTCTCTTTGACGGCCTGCAGTATAATCTTCTTGCGCTCTTTGTCTGGATCAGGTGCTCGCCCGGTTGCTGCAGCCTGCCTCTCATCACGTTTAGCGGCTTGAATCGCCCTCGCCTTTTCGAATGCTGCGATTTGCGCCTCGCTGCGTGGTTTTTTTTGTTTGGTCAAACCGGCGTCATCCGCTGCATCATCAGACTCATTTTTGTTGCTCATTACAATTATAATATAGAGGGAGATAAAAAAATGCCCTAAATGCTTAATTAAATGTTTCCGTAATGTATATAGAATGTCCCTTTTAATAACAGAGGAAACCAATAAAGCGGTGCCTAAGACCAAACCAATTAAGGAGACTATGGATATATTCGTACCTGATATTCCCGTTGGTTTCTCGCGAAGAAATGGAGCAATTACCCTCTACATAGGTAGTGGTGGATCGGGGAAATCGAGTTTCCTTTTAAACCAGATGAAGACGGTGTATAAAAAGAAATTCCATCATATCCACTACTACTGCCCTGCGGCGTCATTTCTCAGCGTGGCGAATCACCCATTTAAAAACCACGACAAAGTGCATCACGAATTTGATCAAGAAGAACTGATGAAACTGAAAGATGAATTGACGGAAATCAAAGAGTCGCGTGATGATGACGATGAAAACGAATATACGTTGGTAATCATAGACGATTTCGCAAACAACCTGAAAGACAAGGCGCTGCTGCGCGAACTCAACTCAATGCTAATCAAGGCGCGCCATTTGAATTGTTCATTCATATTCACGGTTCAGTCATACCTCTATTTTCCAAAAATTTTGAGGAAGCAACTTACGTGGGCGAGTATCTTTAACGGTGTTCGCAATAAGGAAGAATTAGCAACAATTACCAAAGAGCTCATTAAAATGAAAGAAGATGAGATGAAACAATTATATGACTATGTGTTTGATGCGCCGTATAATCATTTAGACATCGATCTGTTTGAAGAAAAGTTCTATAAAAACGGCAATCCTCTAACTATCGCCAATAAATAGTTGTAAAAATCTCAAGATAATATAAAACTATGCCGATGAAAAGCGAATCGATACAAATATACTTGAATAGCCGGTATGCTACACAATATGTGAATGATAATATAGCAAATGCGATTTACAATCTGCCGGTGATAGAAATCCCCGACGGCCATCATATTTACTTGTCGCTTCAAAATGCGAGCATCCCGTATTCATTTTATAGCATAACGAGTGAGGACAATACATTTTCGTGGGGTGTGGTTACTGGGTCGGTATTCGAATACACCGTGCCGCCGGGTAATTATAACGTCACCAATCTGGTTGCGCTTTTACAATCACAGATGGGGTCGGCCTATACGCTGACGTATAGTAGCATTACGGCGAAAATCACAATAACGCATACTACAAATGAATTCATTATATATGCGGGGTCATTTAACCACGTGATAGGCTTTAGCAAATCAACGAATACAACGTCGTCGAGTCGAACGCTCATAAGTCGCGACTGTGTGAATCTGAATCAAATAAGGGCGCTGAATATAGAGGTGAATTTTCCTACTTACAATGTGAATATTGCTCAACCTTATAATCAGAATATTTTAGCAACAATTCCAGTGGGGGTGTCTCCGTTTAGCATAATTACATATGAGAATACAAACAATTACAGAACGAATTTGTATGTGAATAAATTGGATGAGATACAAATCCGCATCATTGATAATAATGGTCTGTTGGTTGATATGAATGGAATCAATTACCAGATGTGCCTTCAAATCGATTGTGTAGATTTCCGAGACTAAATAGGGCAAACTACGTTTTCCCTTACCCTTTCCTTTTTCATCCTAATAGGGCAAACTACGTTTTATTTTCTAATGATACAATATAAATGCTCGGACACAAGAAAAGTTTAGGAAATTCGATGATGGGACACAAACTCGCGATGGGTTCGGCAATGATGGGTCAAAAATTGCCCTTTAATGAAATCCCCACCGCCAAAAAAGTTGAAGAGGCACTTCAAAGAAAAGTTTCGGGTGGTTTAGAAAGAAAACGATAAATCGTTTTTAAACGTGTTTTTATAAAATTATTATCTCTAATAAGTTTATACAATGTCCTTACCCCAGAACCTGAAATTCCAGTCGAAAACTGAGTCCGCACCGGCAAGAAGATTTTTATCCCAGATACAACCGCAAGGCGGCACAACTTTTGCGCAATCTGAGACAATCACGATCAATTTGCCCACGAGAGCCAACACTGCCCTTATCCCCTCCGAGTCCTATTTGAAGGGAACCCTCAATTTGGTCGTCAGTGGGGCCACCACTGCTACCACACTCGAGTCGTGTGGCTTCCACGCTTTTATCCAGAGAATACGCGTGTTCCATGGGTCAAATCTCCTTAACAAAAAAAAATCAAAAATTTTCAGGGAGAAAAAGTGTATCCAAAAGATATGCTAGTCCTATTTATTTAGGGCAACACATCCAAATTGCGGGAAACCCCTCAAGGTATGAAATACTAAACCATAGTGGAAACATTATGGTGGCTTATGCTAACAACATAAGGTATAGTAATAAGTTTCATATTATAGGGCAATCCGCAGCCAGTCTTCTAAGTCCGTTATGATAGGATATGAAGGCGGTTCAACGACTAAATGCCTGTGGGCATCAAATGACGGTCTAATCAACCTGATGATGCATAAGATATAGTCTAGTCCCACCCGAGAGGGTGCATACCCCATTTAAAAAGGTATGACGCTTAACAAGAGGAAATGCTTGTTAGTTATAGCGTGGTATATCTGTGAAGATATTGATAACTACCATCAATTAAGCAAGATCCTCTACGATTACCAGGTTCCCGAAGATTCGGTTAAGGGACGCTTTGCTGTAACATCTGGAACCAACCCCGATTATTCCGTTTTACAGGCCGCCGCTGCTGGTGATGTCTTGAATGCTGCCTCCGTCAATCGAGGTCGCGCTCTCGGCGTTCTTGGCGTTGCTACCCACTCTTTCCCATTCGCCATCAACTTGGTTTCTGTCGTTGGTTCCCTGGCCGGTTCTAAGTATTTGCCGCTTTTCGAGCTCACCGCAGCCCCGTTAAGATTAGAGATCGTTTTACAATCGAATGTTGCTCGCGCACTGATGAACAGAGGCGGAACAATTGCTTCTTACAATATTAGTCAGGTGAATTACTGTGGAGAGTTCTTGGAATTGCCCGATTCCGCCGTCCAGGCAATCAAGGCCGGCTCTTCCAGCCCCATGCAGATGGTTCTGCCCAGTTGGAGATCATACACCAACTCAGCCACCATCCCTGCTGCTACCCAAACTGAGGTTTCTTTCCCCATCCCCGCCAAGTTCAGTTCATTGAAATGCCTCTTGGTGGCGACCAGAAGCAATGCCGCCACCGGCGTAGATTCTCAGTTCCCTATGTCTCACTGCGCATTCGGAAACGGAACCGCTAACGTCAATCGCGGCCCACTTTTTAGAATTGGCGCCGACGTCCTCCCATCGACGGCACCTATCACCCACGCCGAGATGTATTCAGAGGCTCTCAAATGCTTTGGTTCAATTGCTGACCTACAGAACCAGCCCAGTATTACCCTGTCGGCATACACTCTCGATGCCCCTGTTGCGGTCACCAATATCAATACCGCATCTACAACTGAATCCGGTGATTTCGTCATTGGAATCGACACTGAGGTGTATCAAGGCACTGCCGGACAGTCCATTTTTAACGGTACGAACACTAACACATCTGATATCTACAGTATCGTAAATTACTACTCTGCTGGTGCTATCACTGCCCTCCAAACCGCATTTGCCTGCTACGATCAGGTGCTTGTAATGGAAAATGGCGTTGCATACGCGAGGTATTGAAGAAACTCAATATTCTAAAACAAAGACGCAATCAACGCCAAGCGTAGAGAACTTAGAAAACTCAAAAAGCAAACAGTTTAGCACATTATAATAAAAATCTATGTTTATTATAATAATGGATATCGAAATAGCGAAATTATGGCTCAATAGTGGGTCACTTACAACAACCCCATCGACAACGGGAGTAATAAGTGCCGATAGTATGACTGTGACGTTCAACTTTGATTTGAGAATAGTTCTTGGCGAAACACTGTGGAGCAAATACAAGTATTTCAAAATGTATATTAATGATACATATCCAGCATCAGGGACTGGTATGGCGACGCTTTATCAAGATGGTTTGAATCTGATTCAGGCGTCGTATCAAGGAAAACAAGCGGGATTTCAAACGGCAATTGATGAAACAAACATATCAACTACAGTCAGTTTGCCACGGCAATTTAACCGCTCCTCAAACACGAGAACATTTGTAATGATAAAACCCGATGCGAATAATGTCCAATTAACACTTCAATTTGTATATGAAACAGGAGCACCCACAACAATATCCCCGCGTATTTTCTTTTTGGCCTTTGTGCCGATTGACGATACCAAGATTTATCCAAGTCCATACACAATGCTGTATCAAAACGAGCAGGTTAATTTCACATTGAGCGGAACCATTTTACCAGCAGGGGCTGGAACAAATCAGTTTGGAACAAGAAATGCTAATTTTACAATCTTCACATTTACCAATATCAATATGAGGAATATTTTAGGCAGTTTGTGGGATAAGTATGACAAGTTCAATTTGATATGTAATTCAATTGGAATGCAAGGGACAGGGGCAACAATGTCACAAGCACAGCGTCGTATGTGGTGGGAAATAGAGGGTCTTCAATTTATCAATAACTTACGGGTGACAACAGGATATAAACAAGGAAACGGATTTATACAGCAATTTTTTTATAATCAAACTTTTACAAATGATTGTGAATATGGAGAAGCCCCAATGTCAATAAATACATTTCGCAAACCCGAAAGTGAGAATGTTAGTTTAACCTTTTATTGTTGGTCTGTTACTGGTAATGGGTCAATCCAAACAGCCCAATTAAACGCGCAAACCTTTACATTTTCAGTTGTGGGAGTTAAAGAATAAATAAAAATATACATATAATATAAATGCTATCAGACAGTGCTTCACTTATATTATCTACGAAATCGACGGTTAATCCTTGCACGATTAACGCGCAAAAGACGCTATTCACATTTAACAATATTGATATGAAAAATGTGATGGGAGAGATGTGGGACAAATACGACCAGTTCGCTTTGAAGTTGGTGTCCTTTTCAACAGATGGAGCAATAACACTCGTTAGTGGTTCAACTATGGGGCAATTATCATACAATTTGAGAGGTTTAGAATGGTCTAATGTGATATATGAATCAACTGGGTCAATAAATAATAAAGAATGGGTGCCTGTTGCTTATGCGTTTTTAACTGCGGCAGGACCCACAATAAATCCATTAATTATCAATACAGGTTGGTCTTTCAATTTCAAA